AATATGTTGGTAGAACTTATTGGAAATCTGCAACTGGTCATTCAATCGAAATGAGTGATGTAGAAAGTCCTGAAGGCGACGAGGGAGCAAATCTTCGTGGAGAATACAATTATATTCGTTTGTTGAGTGCTACGGGTAATAAAATTGAACTCAATGATCACACAGTATCACAGCCAAATTGCGTCGGATGTCCACCAAATACCGCAGGAAATCAAAGAGGTATTCATTTACAAAGTACTAGCAATCACACGATTGATATGGTTGATGAAGCTAACGAGCAATGTTCTCCTTGTCGTCGAGAAGGAGGAAATCCTATTCCTAAAGCCAAAAAAGCTTTTGTTAGAATTAGAACAGGTTATGGTTTGGAGATGGCGTTTAATGATGATAACAGTCAGGAAACTACTCAATCGCAAAACATACAAATTTTTTGTCCACAAAAAGATAACATCGAGCGTGGACAACACATCATGCGTTTCCAAGAAGTGCCTACTGGACCGGGATTAGTATTTTTAAGAGTTGGAGGTAATTATTATTGTCAAACATATGACAATCATGTAACAATTGTTGGCGACCCTGAATTAAATCCAAGTGATCTTGAAGAAATTGTCACAAGAGATAATATTGTATTTACTCAAGAAATGTATCTAAATATATGTGAAACGAGTCATATATTTTATGCAAAAGATAGCATATTACTATTAGCTGGTAAAGATGCTGCTCCTGCTAATGATCCGTTAAATTGCAACGGCGGTTGTGGAGGTGAAAGCCCGAACTTTGGTTCTGTATTGGTTTATGATTATTGTACAGGATGCATCAGGATCAGCGACCGTGTTTTTGCAAGCACATCAGGAAGAGCGTCACCAGCCAGCATATTTATGATGTCGCCGTTTAACAAGACTTGTAAAGAGTGTCCAAGTCAAAATGAAAATACACAAGGAAACGCATGAATAGATTTCTTGGAGTCCCATATCCTACAACACCAAATCCAAAAGGTTATTGGTTTAGTCAATACGGCATTGATCAAATCAAGTCAGATATGCTTACGCTTTTGCTTACAAATCCCGGCGAAAGAGTTATGTTGCCATCATTTGGAACCCCACTCAACCGACTTTTCTTTGAACCAAATGATACAGCTACAGCTTTAAAAGCTCGACAAATAATCGCCAAGTCAATTTCACAATGGGAACCTAGAGTAGCTGTGACAAATATAGAAGTAACTACAAGTATAGATAGCAGTATATTAAATAATCAAGATGATTTAACAGAACAAGAACATATTCTTTACATTAAGATAAATTTTGTTGATCCAGAAAATATAAAAGAAATTCAAGAATTGGCATTGCAAGTGCCACTATCATAATATGGGGAGATAAAAAAGTGGCTACAAACAATCATTGTCCTTTTGACATTACGCCTTATACTCAGAGCCAAGTTATTACGACTCCAAGTATTTTCAATTTAAATTATACAAACCAAGATTTTTGGTCAATGAAAAGTAGGCTTGTTGATTTTGTAAGACAAAAATTCAGCACAGATTTTTCGGATTTTGTTGAATCATCTCTTGCAATTATGCTTATAGAAAACTGGTCCTTTTTAGCTGACACTTTATCTTTTAAAATGGATCAGATTGCCAATGAAATTTTTATTGATACTGTAACAGAACTTGAGAATGCATTTAGATTGGCAAAACTTGTTGGTTTTCAACCTCAGCCGCCAATTGCATCAAGGTGTCTTTTTACAGCTACTTTAAACAATACTTTGAATTCAGATGTTGTAATACCAACTCCATACGATTTAAGTATTACCAGCGGAACAACTTCAATTAACTATGAACTTTTTGCAGCAGATTCAGAAAACAATCCAATTTTTGATCAAGATATAATTATTCCGGCTGGTTCACTTGTAAATGCCAGTATAATCGGTCTTGAAGGACTAACTGTAACATTTAATACTAATGGAACTGGAGCAATCAATCAAACATTAGCTCTAAATCAAACGCCTGTAATTTTTGACTCAATCCGTGTATTTGTAGATGGAGTTCAATGGCAACAAGTTGAGTACTTCACAGACTCACAACCAAGAAGAGAATTCCGTGTTGAATATGATTCGACATATCAAGCATTTGTTATTTTTGGTAACAATAGAACTGGTTTAATTCCTAGTCAAGGAAGTAATATTCAGGTTACATATAGACAAGGAGGTGGAATAGTTGGCAACATTGTAAGTGGTTCTGTGCAGGCTGAAGGCTTATTTAATGTGCCAAACATTCCATTTGGAATTTCTGTTTCTTTTAGAAATTATACTAAGGGCGAATTTGGATATGATGGCGATACGATAGACGATATCAGAACAAAATTGCCAGCTTGGGCCAGAGCACAAAATCGTGCAGTTACTGGGCTTGATTACAAAACCCTTGCAGATCAATTTTCAACTCCATACCAAGGTCAAATAGGCAAAGCAACAGCAGTACTTAGAAACTATGGCTGCGCTGGAAACATTATTGATTTGTACATTTTAGCAAAAGATGGCCTGTCAGGTTTAGTAGTTGCTACTGACGAATTGAAAAATTCACTTACAAATTACATGAACCAAGTAAAAATGTTTACTGATTTTCTTTGCATTCGTGATGGACAAGTTGTTCTTGTAGATACAACGGTAGATGTTGTTATGGATCGTTTATATAGAAAATTTGAAGACGAATTCAGAGTAAAAATACAAAGAAGACTTGATGCATTTTTTGCCCTAAGCAATTGGGATTATGGCGACACACTAAGAGAAGTTGATGTAACAAAAGTTCTATCTGATTTAAAAGAAATAAATAGCATCGATCTTAACTTTAGCACCAACGACCCAAACAATGGCGGTAATATTGTAACAAGTAGATTTTTTGAAATAATCCGTCCCGACACAATTTTCATCAACTTTACATACGAATAAGGAGTATGTGTGCCAGAGGTTAGTGTAAACAATAATCCGTCAATTACAGATACAGTTGTTTTCAAGCTTTATACGCCTGATGAAAACGGTTGTTTTCTCAATATGCCATACAAGGTAGATAAGATAATTATTTACTTTGTTGAGAGAAACTTTGCCTCTGGAAAGACCAGCGCCTATACAGATTCTACCTATGATCCAAAAAAATTAGCTGCGGCTGAATTAGCAGAGCAGGCGGCATGTCTTGATCCAACGCCAGAAAAAATTGCAGCGGCAAAGGCATTAAGAGAACAAGCAGAAAGTAATGTAAAAAAAGATGAATTTTATTTCAACGAAGCTACTCCAGTCCAGATTTCCGGCAACCAACAGTATCCAGCTTGGATAACAGGCAACGACATAACGATAATCACCGCAACCAATCCGACTGTCATAACTTCGGTTGCACATGGACTGAACACAGGCGATACCGTTTATATTTACAACACAAATTCAAATCCCCCCATAGACGGAGAATATAAAATAACCAAAATCACTAATGACACATTTAGTGTGCCATATGATTTAAGTTGTGGAAGTTGCATAGCTGGAAATGATGGATTTTGGTATACTGCTCTACAAGAGAGCAATAACATTTTAACACCGATTGTTATAAATGGAAAAACAATAGTCGGAGAATTTGAGTATGTTTGGCAACCTAAAGGAGCTAGAGAAGGCGACTATTTTATTTGCTGGACATGGACACCTCTTCCCGGTGGCAACCAGTTATCTTCACATATAAAATTTAGTCTTGCTGGCGATACGCAAGATACCACCAGCATTCCTAGTCATTTTACGAATCCTATAAAATACGATACTTTGCTGGACCGCTACACGCCGGAAATGTTTAAATTATATATTTCCGACAATGATGTCACACCTGAAATTTTGAAAAAATTCAATTCTGCTGTTGCGATGGGATTCACTACACTTGAGAATCTCGCAAATCAAATTGTTGATTTACAAAGTCCAAATTCATTGCATGAATCTTTGATACCTTATCTCAGCAATTATTTTAATTTAAAATTAAAGACTGCCGATCCTACACGCTGGCGTGGGCAAATTGTTCGTGCTATTCCCATGTTTAAGGAAAAGGGAACAAAAAGAGCATTGAGCGAGTCATTTGAACACGCTGCCATGAAACTTACAAGATTGAAGCAACTTTGGCAGGTCATATCAAATTATACTTGGCAAGAATCTTTTGTTTTTGATGGCACAAATTATGAATTCGTTTTAGAAAAAACAATTATAACACCTATTGATGCAAATAATCTAATGATTTGGTTCAGACCTGTTGATTCTGATGAATATATTCAACTGATACCAGATATGACTTATAACTATTCAGATTATGTTTCATTTACCACCGTAGACAGCGTAACAACCATGACTTGGACTTCAACAATACTAAACATTGTTGAGGGCGACATAATTAAAATTTTATACCAATATGCTGTTGTTCCCAATCCTACTGAACAATCTTTAGATGAATATATTAGAACTTTGCCTATTATTGACACCAGAGACGAAAGGCTTCAAAATTATCCCCGTAAAAATTGGAATGTCAGGGGAATAACAGATGATGATGTTATTTATGATTTAATTGTAACTTCAAAACATCCATTCCATGATTTTCTTGTATTTGGGAAAGTAAGAACTGAATTCCCTTACAGCGAAAACATTTATAACATGGAAGAGTATAACGGCAGTATTAGAAATTCAAAAGTCCCATGTGATATAGATAAAAACTTTATGGATTCATGCTCAATGTGTATGAGCAGCAGTTTTATTCTTGATGTTGAAGTAGAGAATTTATCCAACGACAGAATAGCAGAATTCTATGAAGTATTTGAAGAAAGCGCCCCATTTCATGCCGTTTTAAATACTGTTAATTTTCAAGGTGGATGGAATGAATTTATAGCCTCTCCATTTGAAGAAATTGACGCATATATTACCGTAAAAATTGAACAATTTTTACTTTCTGGCGAAGGTCAAATGTATTTTAATAGGACTATGCGTTTAAGCAATCTAAACAATTTGCCGATGAGCGAATGTATTTTCCGTGATCAATTATCAAATATAACAACTGTAGGCACGGGAATATCGGGTGTTGCATATAACACAGAAATTGTTCTCTATTGTCCTGCCACATTCCTTGAAAGGATTGGCATCCATGATAATGGCACATCGGTTTTAGAAATTTTAAGTGGCGCTTATGCAGGCACATATACAATAGACAGAGCAGAAGGAAACTCAATAGTATTTCAAACAAGTCCATCTGAGCCAATCGCTAATTGTAATCGAATATTTGAGTCATCTGGAACATTAAGCACTTGTGCCTGTCCGTTTAGAGTTTCTGACCCAATTATTGATTTAACAAATTATCCTTCGCTTTGTAATATTGAACAAGATAATTTCATTATTTTTGGTGATAATTCCAAAGATTTTATAAGCATGGGTGTAAAATCACAATTTGATGTCGATCAAGGCACAGCAACCCAAGCATGGACTGTTTTAATACCAGTCTATAGCGGTGTGATAAAATATACGATACTTAATGTTGATCCAAATGGAAATCTTATACTTTTATATGATAGCACATTACCATCAAGTTCAGCCACAGGACTTACATATACAATTTATAATAATTTAACTGCTGTTGAATCAGGAACTTCTGGATTTTTGACAATTTCTCATAGGGCTAAAATAACTGTTTTAAACACAAATATCCTACCAATAAGCAGTCTCATTACAAGTGAAAATTTTTATCAGACTATAGGCGTAAATGATTATTTAATTACAAGTCTTGTAAATGGGACGGATGACCAATTTTATATATCTGGATATAATAGTGGTGATTCAAATGGCGTAAATCTTATTGTTAGCAGAAGAGTTGTTGATGATCTAATAGGTTATTTGAGCTATCGTGGACTTAATCTTAAATTAAGTGGTAATTTTGAAACTTCACTAGGAATACAAAATGGAGAAAATCCAGTATTGACTCCTATTTTAAATGATCACTTTAAAGAAAATTTCCTGATTGAAATAGGCACAGAAAAATATTGGATCAATACAATTGATGGCAACAATCCAGTCGGATTCACAACTATATCTTTGTCAGGCACAGACGCTTATTGGAAAACACTTGCAAATGGTGGTACAAATGTAACTGTAAATATTCTCAGGTTTTCAATTGAGGGGGCGACCATTAAAGGACAACAATTTGATCTTCCAGAACATACATTCAATAAACTTAGTCGCTCTGGTAGTCCAAATGTTACGGCAGAAGACAACGGAACAACAGTTATGAGTTTGTCATCGCCAGATGAAGGATTCAATGATTTTGTAAAACAAAAAGAAACGATCTCATATAAAATACAGTATTCGAACGGATCGGAAGAAAAAGGAGAAATTTGATGAATGTTAATTCCGGCTTGAAAACCCGTGGTGATGTACAAATGATCATAGATCATGCCTCGGGTGAAAGGCAAATTATTGAGTTTCCGAATACTGTTCTGAACAAAGGCAGGGAAGCAATAGCGGCAAGTTTGGCCAATAATTTTGGCGGGACATACGAATACTATGTTAATCGCATGATTTTTGGCAATGCCGGTGTCGCCAGCGGCAGTCTCAAATATGTTGATGTCGGAAGAAACGGCTTATTTTGTGGCACACCTGTTGCCAGCAAGCCTGTCATAAGCGCAGTTGATCCAAATATTCCATCTCAAGTAGTTTTTACTTCAATACTGACTACAGGAGATGCTGTCGGCGAAACACTTAATGAGATGGCTCTACAGATGAGCACAGGTGATCTTTACAGTATGGTCACATTCCCTGACTTGACCAAAACTGGTTCTATGACAATAACTTGGAATTGGCGTTTGTCTTTTATTTGATTTGTTGAATAAATATTTTGAAAGATTATGAAATGCAAGGAGAAAAATGCCTGATTTAGGTGCTTTGCCTGTTCCTCGTTATCAATCAGACCAGCCTTATCATTATGAATATGATAATGTGCCTTTGAAAACACTTGAAGACAGAGATAATCTCATCAATGCTGCCGTTGACAGGCATGAGGTGATTTTTGAAAATTGTGCCGGAACACAAGGGACTTTATCCAATAGACTAAATCAATTCGTTGATGCGGATGGAAATTTAATACCAGCAGCGGTTGATGAGTCATTGCATAGTATTGCAGAGCATACTGACGCAAGTAAAACCGTTTTATCTGGTGAACTTACAGCTTATCAACTATTAGGTTTTCCTTCTTTAACAAATCCAGTATCTTTTGTGAGGATGCTTGAAGTTGAGCGTTTAAAACTCGCAAATTCTTCTGACAATGCTACAAATTTAGTGATTGATGTTGATGTATTTCCAGCATCAATTATACCAACGGTGATTCCTTCTGTTACTCCATCCTTTACAACAGTCACATTCGGAGATGTTGGCGGTTCCATGCCAACTTTGAGGCTTACGGAATCCGATTCCATTCTTTGGACTTATGAATCTCCAAATAAAGTAAGAGCAGAATTAAAACTTTCAACGGCATTTGCTCATAGACATTTTTACAATTTAACACCAATTTTAATTTCTGGAACTACCTATAAAGTCACAACTGTTTCAACGCCTTACATCGCAGATAGTTTGAGAGTTTTCGTCAACGGACTTAGATTAACTACTTCTGACTACACCGAACAACCAAGCTTGGGAAGATTTACTTTAACAAGTCCTTTACTCATCGGCGACATTATGAGAATCGATTTTGATCAAAGTTTAAATTGACAAATAAAGGAAAATTACTTCTAATATAATAGAAAGTAAGGTTTCCAACTTGAAAATATACCAGCCAAAAACATTAAAAAGTTCATTTGTAATTGTCTGTCCTGACAATTCATTGAGTTTGCTGAAAAACACGGCAAATTCAATAAAATCGAAATTTGATTTACCGTTCATATGCGTGGCAAATGGAGATGCAACACAAGAAGATTTGGCAGAGATGAAGCTTGTTTGTCCTGCTTACAAAGGTAAAACAACGATAAGTAGTTTGATCAATGTTGGGATGCGCCATGCTCCCGCCGAATGGGCTTTTATTGTTTTTGCCGGTTCAAATTTACCACAAAAAATTGATGGCAAATTCGCCTTTTTTGTTAATGATGAGAAAGATATTTTATTTCCTGTTGTGCAAAGAAAAATAAATTTTATTGATGGCACTTGGAATGGTTTATACCTGAACAAAAAAACCTTTAGAGAAATCGGCGAATTTCAAGAGTCAGGCGAATTGCTTGAAGTCAAGTGTGAATGGGCTGAAAGAGCCTTGGAAAAAGGTTGTCGTTTCAAGGCGATTATAGGCAGCAAGGTGTGTTAGGAGAAACAAATGTCTAATTTAGCTCTTTATGATGAAATGGAAAAGTTATTGGAAACTGAGGTCACTCAAAGACATAGTTATTTTCAGTTAAAATATTTTCTCATAGGCAAAGAACCAACAAATCAGGCAAAAATGTGGCAATGCCTTCGTGAATTAAAAACCAGAAGGCAATCACTTAAAGCTATTTCTCTTGAGCGTGAAGACCTAAAAGATAAGTTGGAACTACTAGATATTAACAAGCAGAGGAAAACTTCTGAATTAGATAAAAATGATGGTTCAGATGAGCTTCTTTTTAAGGAACTAAGAATTGGTTTAAGACAGATAGAGCGCCAAATTAAGTCTTTGGAAGAGAATCTGCAAGAAATAAATGAAAGGCAAAAATGGATCGAAGAAGAATCAAAGTTTTTTGTAGAAACTTTCAAGAACCTGCAAAAAATTGAACCTTTACAACATTTTGATGATTTTGAGTCTCAAAAGCAATATTGGAATGAAAAGTTAACTCAAAAAATAAATTTAAAAATGTTGACACAAAATTCAGTAGATGCAGAATTGGTTGAAACAATTGTGGCTTTACCTGATGAGGTTCAAATAAAAAAACAAACTTTACAAACACTTACATTTAAACAAAACCAACTTTTACAACAACTCACAGAAAATTCAAAGAAAATGACCAAGGAGACTTAATGGCTGTTTCTAGAATCACAACGCAGGATACTGGATATACAGTAGGTGATTTGTCTGTTTATCCATCCGCTTATGATTCTAGGTATCAACTTTATGAAGCGACCAATAACTCTCAAACCACTTTGGCCCATTCTTTGACATATAATGGTAATTACATAATTGTAGAAAACAATGATAATTTTCCATCTTCGGGCATCTTGAGGATTGGACCTCCTGCTGGTCAATCAGGTGCATACGAGATGATTTATTACGATACTAAACAAGACAAGATTTTCAAGAATCTTCTTCGTGGATTTGCTGGATCAAGACAAAATCCTTGGCCAGTAGGAAGTTGGGTTTCAAACGCCGTATTTGCAGAACATCATAATGCTTGTAAAGATGCTATTTTGCAAATGGAAGTCAATCTTGGAATTTCTAACCAACCATCTTCTACATCGCTTAATGGTATTCTAAAGGCACAAGAAGCAAAATTTTTGGCTCCTCGACCTGTATTTAGAGCATATCCAACCAGAGGACTGCCGGGAACAAAAATTAGATTTCAAAACTTCAGTATAGGCCCAGTTATACGCTATTTATGGGATTTTGGTGATGGCACAACTTCTGTAGAAAGATCGCCTTTGCATACCTACAAAGCAGAAGGTACATATACCGTCAAATTGAACATTATTACATCATTAGGAGCACAAGGAGTAGCAACTAAAAGTAATTACATTACAATTTCTAATGATGAAATAAAGCCATTTTTTTATGTGCAACCAATAGTAAATGGTGTCACAACTGGCATTTCTTTGGAAACGGCATCTAATCCTCCATACAACGATCCTAGTTTGGCCACCAGCTTCTTCTTCATGGATCAAACAGATGGTCAAATTGCCACTAGATATTGGATTTTCGATGGCGAAGGTCGTTTGACATATAATGGTCCTTTAGTACCAGAAAACACTTATACAGAAACCGACCCAAATATACATTTTGTTAATTATGTATATGATAAACCCGGAACCTATCAACCTTCATTGTTAAGTTTATTTAACAATCAAAAATTGCAAAGAACTTTTCTTTCTAACGAAATAGTGGTGGAGTGATGGCAAGTACGAGCCTGTTTCCAGATGCTTTTGATTCCAACGACAACTTGTTCCAAGTTGCTGATGCGTTAAGAGTTCGACTTGCTGAAGATTACAACCCCGGCGACACATCAATTACTGTCAGCGGCACAGAAGAAATGATGCGCCGCTTCAACAATACAGGGATTATAACACTTACAGAACAATGCAGCGATGCAGATCAAAGAGCAATATCTTTTTCATATACTTCAAGAACGCTTACTACTTTTGATGGACTAACTTTGCTTTCTGGTTTTACAGACAGCATAAAACCAAAATTTATTACAAATGTAACACAAAATGTGATGTCGGCACATCACAATAATTTAAAAGATGCAATTATTGCGATACAAGAATTTGCTGGTAGAGTTGGCGAAACAGCAAGCAAACCTTTGCAAGGAACAATGGAGCAAAGAATAAATTATTTGAGAAAAAAGGTTTTGCCGCCCAAAGCATGGTTTAAAGTTGATAAAACAATTGGTCTGGCACCGCTAAAAGTAACTTTTACTGATCAAAGTTTTAGACTTGTTGATGCTTGTTCTTTGATTTCAGTTACTCATCTTTGGGATTTTGGCGATAATACTTGTTCTGTAGTTTCAACAATTTCAGTAGCGTCAACAGTACCATCAACTATTTCTTGTGTCGTGGTTAACGATGTTGATGGCGGAACCATCGAAAAAACTTATACAAAACCGGGTAAATATACCGTAAAACTTAAAGTGACAAATGACTTTGGGGAAGACGAAGTTATATTCAACGATTTGATTGAAGCTAGATTTCCAGCTCCCAGCGAAGCTTGTGTAAGTTTTGTTGCCCGTGCTGGTCAAACAATTACAGAGATAGGAGTTCCAGCAGGCGGACCATACACAACAACTCCCGTAATTAGAAGCCCTGTGAATGCTATTATTGATATGTATATACCACTTGATATAAGTGGAAATCCTGCCGAAAATCCTAACACGCCGGGTGTTACTTATGCTGGCGAGAAACTTGATCCGAGCAATAAACCATACGATCCTGTGGACTCATATACTTGGAGTCTTTCGGATGATCTATCGCATTCTAATTCGCCAAGTGCAAGAGCCGTTTATAGCATAGGCGGCTATTATGATATGGTTCTGAGATGCGATACTCTTTATAATTCGTTCAGAATTACGACATATCAACAAGCTTTTGACATAGTTGAAAAAGTCAATTTGTGGTTATGGATTTATAATACAACTAAAACTCAGGCATCTCTTTCTGAATTTGGTCTTTTAAGCGAAACATTTAAATCAACCGTAAATCCAATTAGTTTGAATGTTGATGAAACATTTTTGATAAATACACCATCATATACGGTCCCAAATGAAGATCAACAAAGAAGAGAATTTAATAGAAATGTTGGATTTGCACAAAGAACCAGCACTCCATCTGGTAGTTCGGGAGGAAAAGGTCTTATTTATTGGGCAAGCGGTAGAAGTCCTATTCAAACTGCTTCAGTAGAAAAAATATATTCAAAAGAATTTGAAGGATTAACATTAACATACAACACAGGATTCACCAAAGGCGGCAATGATCCTTACCGTCCTTGGAACTGGGTTAGTTTTTCTTCAACACAAAAAATTTATTTTATTTTAGGAGGAGTTACTAGCGCAATATCACCAAATACATCACCGACAAATCAGGACAAAGATATAGTAACTATGTCAACACTTTTGGCTGATAATCCTGCTAGTTCTTTTTCTTTATCTAATTATAAAAATGGAGCAAATGAATTAACGAATAACGAAGTTGAATACGACATGAGCGGTTTATCAGAACAAGGAAATATGAGTGTATATCGTTCATGTTGGCACAACGATTCGGGATATTTTTTAAGAAATCAAGGAGTCGGCACATTTTTTAGGATTAAAAGTTTCTATAAAACAAGCGGAAATACAAGCGAACCAGTTATTGATATAAGAAAACTTACTGATATGGCAGGACAGTCTAGACTTGAAGGTCAATTAGTCTCGTTGAGTACAGGTGTATTTTTTTTCAGCAACAGCGGTTCTGTTGCTGCATACAACACAACATCAAGTGTATGGACTACTGGTGGCCCCGGTGTAAATTCAACAGCTTTTAGAACATTACAAGACACGACTGTATCTGGATTTGATGACGCAACACAAACCCTGTTAGCTGCATCTGATGGAGATAAAGTTGCATATTTAAGTTTTGACTATAGTCCGAATGTTTTCATTAGGTTTAATGAATTGCAAACTACTTTCAGTAGCGTGACAAGTAGACCATTGGGCAATCAATGGAATATGGCGATTTTTTGATAAAATACTAGATACTTATGGGTCTATGAATAAGGAAAAAATTTAGAAGTGGCCAATTACTTTCCCCCAGCACCGGTTTATCCAACAGACTATGACAGTGATTATACACTTTTTTTAGTATATAACACTTCAGAAACAGTCACAACTATTGATAATTTGCCTTGGGCGGATGAAATTTCAATTAGTCCTGTAGCCGTTGGAATGCCTGAAATTTGGTCTGACAATGGTTTTGCCACAATTGATGGTGAATTGTTTTATTATGATGCAGTAGAAAAAAACGCTTTTGGCAAGATAAACAAATTCAAAAGATGTTGTAGAAATCTTGGTGGCAACCACACAAAACATAATCCAGTAGGCACAGAAGTTCGTGGTTTTGTCATAGCAGAACACCACAATCAGATTGTTGATGCAATTGTAAATACAGAAAAATTTATAGGATATAATTTTGATACAAATATTGAAACTTTAGATTATAGAATCCGTTGTTTAAGTAATTTAGAAATAATTTTTGATGATTTTGCCTGTCCAGATGTAGTATTTGATTTTTTTATTGTTGAAAATAACCCGATTACTGGTATTTTGGCAAGTTATACAATTACAATCACAGGAGTTTTTACTAGTTTTCGCTTGGATTTTGGCGACGGGGAATTTACTACTACTTCTACTACCGGAACACACAGATATGCTTCAAATGCAACTATCGATCCTGTAATAACTATATCAAACGATAAGTGCAATATAGTTCAGACTCCAATTGAAAGAACATCTGTATCTTCTCCCCGAGAAAAAACAACTCCCACATTTAGTATTCCTTTACCAAATATCCCTAATGTTCCTCCAATTATTGTTCCCAACATTACGCTTCCATCTTCTATTCCTCAATTGCCGCCGATTGTATTCCCATGTTTAGATTTGGGTCCGGCAATTATACCATCAAATATTCTCGTTTCTGTAATAATTCCTAGTATTGTAATTCCTAGCCAAATTATAATTACTCCAGTATTCATTCCAACTCAGATTACAATTACACCAGTTAATATTCCAACACTAATTTCGATTACTCCAATAAACATTAGCATTACTCCAATTACAATTTCTCCAATAAATATTAGCATTACTCCAATTACAATTACCCCGGTTAATTTTCCAACACTAATTACAATTACCCCAGTTAATTTTCCAACACTAATTACAATCACTCCAGTTTATATTCCGACTAAAATTACAATCACTCCGGTTTATATTCCGACTAAAATTACAATTACCCCGGTAAACATTCCGACACTAATTACAATTACTCCGGTTTATATTCCGACACTTGTTTCATTCACGCCAGTTAATTTTCCGACACTTGTTTCATTCACACCAGTTAATTTTCCGACAATAATTACGATTACTCCTGTAAACATTCCAAGTAAAATTACGATTACTCCTGTAAAAATTCCGACTAATATTACGATTTCACCTGTAAGTATTCCGACAATAATTTCAATTACTCCTGTTAAAATTCCGACTCAAATTACAATTACGCCTGTCAACATTCCGACGAAGGTTACAATTACGCCTGTAAACATTCCGACTAAGATTACGATTACTCCTGTAAACATTCCAAGTAAAATTACGATTACTCCTGTAAACATTCCAACTAATATTACAATTTCACCCGTAAAAATTCCGACTAATATTACAATTTCACCCGTAAAAATTCCGACTAATATTACGATTACTCCAGTAAACATTCCAACTAATATTACAATTTCACCCG